TTATAGAATTAGATCTCAAGCATTAACTATAAAGTATGAATATCAAGGAAACGAAAAAGAATATAATCCAAGCTGGACATAAGGCTGTTGAAGAGCTAATTAAAGTAGCTAAAGAAGCTATTGTTGATTCAGATGATGATATATCAGCTGATAGACTTAAAAATGCTGCTGCTACTAAAAAACTAGCTATATTTGATGCTTTTGAAATATTAAACAGAATACAGGAAGAAGAGGATATGTTGAATGAAAAACCTAAAAAAGTAGAAGAAAAGAAGGCTTTTGGTGGTTTTGCAGAAAGAAGATCTAAATAATGTACCAGCAATCGCTTTACAAGGTTGTAGAACCTATAAAAATAAATACCGTAAAAAGACTTAATAAGTCTAAAAGCTGGAAATATGGTTATAACAAAGAGCATGATGTTGTAGTTATAAGCAGAACGGGTCAGATTGGCGAAGTGTATAGCATACAAAACTTGCACATAGCTTTACCTAAAAAACCTACAAATGTTTTTAAGTTTAATAAAAATACTTGGGAAAAATCTGAATATCCAAAAGAATTAAGTAAAATAAAAACAGTTTTTGACTGGAAGGAATATCCAGAAGAATTTAAAGAAAAATGGTATGATTACATCGATAATGAGTTTACTCGTAGGGAAGAAGGTTTTTGGTTTTACAATAAAAACGTTCCTACTTACGTTACTGGTACTCATTACATGTACTTGCAGTGGAGTAAAATCGACGTTGGAGCACCGGACTTTCGCGAGTCAAATAGATTATTCTATATTTTCTGGGAGGCTTGTAAGGCCGATCACAGATCCTATGGGATGTGCTATCTTAAGAATAGGCGATCTGGATTCTCATTTATGGCATCAGGCGAGGTGGTTAACATGGCAACCATATCCTCTGACTCTAGATATGGAATATTATCTAAGAGTGGACCAGATGCGAAGAAGATGTTTACTGACAAGGTGGTACCAATATCCATTAATTACCCCTTCTTTTTCAAGCCCATCCAGGACGGAATGGATCGTCCAAAGACCGAGCTTGCCTTCAGGGTCCCAGCCAGTAAGCTTACCAGAAGAAAACTTACCAGCAACGAAGCCTTACAGGAACTCGAGGGTCTCGACACCACGATCGACTGGAAGAATACGGGTGACAACTCCTACGACGGTGAGAAGCTTAAACTCCTCGTCCACGACGAGAGCGGTAAATGGGAGAGGCCGAACAACATCCTCAACAACTGGCGTGTTACGAAAACCACCCTACGACTAGGTAGTAGAGTAATTGGAAAGTGTATGATGGGTTCAACATCAAATGCTTTAGATAAAGGTGGTGATAATTTTAAAAAATTATATAAAAACTCAGATGTTACAAAAAGAAACCGCAATGGACAGACTCGCTCAGGATTATATAGTTTGTTCATACCTATGGAATGGAACTACGAAGGATTCATTGATTCTTATGGCTTACCTGTATTCGATACACCCGAGCAAGAAACTTTTGGTCCCTATGGGGAAAATATAGATATAGGAATACTAGAGCATTGGCAAAACGAAGCTGATGGTTTAAAAAATGATGGAGATGCTTTAAATGAATTTTATAGACAATTTCCACGTACTGAAGAACATGCTTTTAGAGATGAAACTAAAAACAGTATATTTAATTTAGCTAAAATATACGAACAAATAGATTTTAACGAAGAAGCTAACTATGATAACACTATAACTACTGGTAATTTTCAGTGGGTAAATGGAGTTAAAGATAGTAAAGTTATATTTTATCCAGATAAAAATGGTAGATTTAAATTAAGCTGGACACCTCCAGTTCATTTACAAAACAATATTATATTAAAAAATGGATTAAAAAAACCAGGCAATGAACACATGGGTTGCTTTGGTTGTGACAGCTACGATATATCAGGAACTGTAGACGGCAAGGGCTCAAAAGGCTCTTTACACGGTTTAACAAAGTTTAGTATGGAAGATTCTCCAGCTAATCATTTCTTTTTAGAGTATATAGCTAGGCCCCAGACTGCTGAGATATTCTTTGAGGACGTTCTAATGGCACTTGTATTTTACGGGATGCCTATACTAGCAGAAAATAATAAACCCCGTCTATTGTATTATTTAAGAAGGCGTGGTTATAGAGGTTTTAGTATGAATAGACCTGATAAAGTTTGGAATAAACTATCTGTTGCTGAAAAAGAAGTAGGTGGTATACCAAACTCAAGCGAAGATATAAAACAATCACACGCTGCTGCTATTGAAATGTATATACAAGATCACGTAGGTGTGAAGCAAGACGGAAGCTATGGTACGGTTTATTTTAATGAGCTGTTAAACGACTGGGCTAAGTTTGATATAAATAATAGAACTAAATTCGATGCTTCTATAAGTTCTGGTTTAGCTATAATGGGCTGTAATAGACATTTATACGCTCCAAATGCTAAAATAGAAAAACAAAAAATAAATATAAGTTTTGCTAGATATAAACAAGGCGGAACACATTCAAAATTAATAGAAAATTAATATGGCTGAATCAGTTGTTAAAGGTTATTTTCCAAGTCAAGTCGCTAGCGATTTAGAAAAAATGAGTAAAGACTACGGTTTGAAAGTTGCTAAAGCAATTGAAAGCGAGTGGTTTAAAAGAGACTCAGGTACTAATAGGTTTTTTGGTAATCAAACAGAGTTTCACAAGTTGAGATTATACGCTAGAGGAGAACAATCAATACAAAAATATAAAGACGAGTTGTCAATAAATGGTGACTTAAGTTATTTAAACTTAGACTGGAAACCAGTTCCCGTTATACCAAAGTTTGTAGATATAGTTGTAAACGGTATATCTGAAAGAGTTTACGATGTTAAAGCTTATTCTCAAGACCCATCAGGTGTTAGTAAAAGAACAGCTTACATGGAATCTATGCTTAGAGATATGCGTAGTAAAGATCTAACAGCTTTTGCGAAAGAAGCTTTTGATATTGATTTATCAGAAAATAGTCCTGAAATATTACCAGATTCTCAACAAGAGTTAGATTTACACATGCAGCTTTCTTACAAACAAGCTGTAGAGCTAGCTGAAGAACAAGCAATAAACGTAATATTAGACGGTAACAGGTATGACTTAACAAGACGTAGAATAAATTATGATTTAACCGTTTTAGGTATAGGCGCTGTTAAAACAGTGTATAACAAGTCAGAAGGTATAAAAGTAGAATATGTAGATCCAGCTAATATGGTTTACTCCTACACAGAAGATCCTAATTTTAATGATATTTATTATGTAGGTGAAGTTAAAAACGTACCTGTAAACGAATTAAAAAAGCAGTTTCCACATTTAAAAGAGGACCAGTTGAATAAAATAACAGGTCAAGGTTTTCAAAATAGTGGTTTTTATAATAGAAGCTTAACAGAGTCAAATCAGGTTGATAAAAATCAAGTACAAGTTTTATACTTTAATTACAAGACATACGCTAATGAAGTATACAAAGTAAAAGAAACAGCAACAGGAGCTAGTAAAATCATAGTAAAAGACGATACATTTAACCCTGTTGTTGATCAAATGCTTGAGGCTAAGTACGGTAAAATTTCTAGATCATTAGAGGTTTTATACGAAGGCGCTGTAATATTAGGTACTGATATACTACTTAAATGGGACTTAAGCAAAAACATGATGAGACCTAAAAGTGATTACACTAAGGTTAAAATGAACTACGCTATATGTGCACCGCGTATGTATAAAGGTAGAATAGAAAGTCTAGTTAGTCGTATAACTGGTTTTGCTGACATGATACAGTTAACTCATTTAAAACTACAGCAGGTTATGTCTAGAATGACACCAGATGGTATTTATTTAGACGCTGATGGTTTAGCTGAAATAGATCTTGGCAATGGTACTAACTATAACCCACAAGAAGCGTTGAATATGTTTTTTCAAACAGGTTCAATTATAGGTAGATCTATGACTAGCGAAGGGGATATGAATCCTGGTAAGGTTCCTATTCAAGAAATACAAAACGGAGCTGGAGGAGCTAAAATGCAAAGTCTAATAGGAACATATAACTACTATCTACAGATGATACGCGACGTGACAGGTTTAAATGAAGCATCAGACGCTTCTACTCCTTCAAAAGACGCTTTAGTTGGTGTTCAAAAAATAGCAGCAGCTAATAGTAACACAGCAACAAGACATATACTACAGTCTGGTTTATTTTTAACTTCAGAG